CGCGGATGGGGTTGCGAACAGCGCCAGCACGCTAACCGCGACGGCAAGCAACGGCACTGTGTTGCAGGCCATCACGTCCGCATCTGCCGCCCGCGTCTCGTCATGTCGCATTCGCCGCCGCACAGGCACCGGCACGATTGAGATGACGCAAGACAACGGCACGACATGGACAGCCGTGACTGTGACGGGATCATGGACGCGGGTTAGCATCGCCGTTCAGACGCTCACCAACCCAACCGTTGGTTTCCGCATCGTCACGAGCGGAGACGCGATTGACGTCGATTTCTTCGGTCACGAGGTCGGCAGCTTCATTACAAGTGACATTGAAGTGTTGGGCTCTACTGTCACTAGAGCAGCAGATAATATCTCGCTGGGGACGGGGGCGTTTCCGTATAGTGCGACGGCCAGCACGCTTTACACGCAACAGCAACTTGGGGACGATGCCAGCGGCATAGTGTTTGCGTCCATTTCTGACGGCGGGGGCGGGAACTTTCTGTCGCTACTTGATAGTGGTGGGGCTTACTCTTGGCACATCGACTCGGCTTTTTCTGGGACCGGGCGCTGCTTCAACGGAACGATAGCGGCCAATGCGGCTGTTAAATTGGCGGGAGCGGCTGAGGCCAACAATTTTAATGTGTCCTTTAACGGCGGCATCGGAACCAACGACAACTCAGGGGCGATGCCTGGCGCAGTCGCAAACCTATTCATAGGGTGCAATCGGTCGGGCAGTGGACAAATAAACGGCATTGTTAAAACTGTTGCCTACTTCCCCACCCGCAAGACAAACGCCGAACTTCAAGCCCTTACGGCATAGGAGGCAGCACAGATGGCACTAGAGATAACAGCCGCAGCAACCTCCCGTGAGGCAGCGATTGCGTTCCTTCAAGCCGTCAACATTGCGACGGTGGATGAGGCTGGAAACATCATTCCAATTGCCGAGGTTCAAATCCACCCCTCACGGCCAGAGGAAACGATCACGATTGTCAAAACCCCGGCCGTGGTTGACCCGGAAACCCTCGAAATTATCTCCCCTGCGGAGATCGTTGCGGGCTGGCACTATAACCTGCGGTTCTACGGGACCAGCGAGGCGACGTTGCGCAAGCCCGAACCGCAAGGCGGATGGCCTGACGATGCAGACATATTTGATCGGACCTACATCAACGAGCTTGTAGCGGGACGGACTGGCCAAATCCCCAACTGGGTCGCATCTGCCGAGGACCCGATCCCTCCCGGATACGAGGCCAACGGATGCAGGGCGTTTGATCCGTCTCTTGTAGCAACCCGCGCAAACGTCTGGGCCTAACGAATCATCTAAACAGGAGAAGGTGCAATGTCTTTCCCAGGTGGGGCCGGCAACGCCGCTTCGGCGCGTGGTTTTTTTAAGGTTACGAAGAGCAACACAACGATTTTGAACTGCCGGGGCCTTCTCGTTGGGACCGCCGGGACCGCCAACCTGACAGACCTCGACGGCAACGCAGTCGCGGATGTCCCCCTTCAGGCTGGTTACAACCCCCTAGCCTGCAAATACGTAAACACGGGCGGGACAGCAGATAACATATGGGCCTTGTTCTAATGGCTGGCGGGTCTCTTCTCACATCAAAGACCGCCTTAAAACCAGGCCGCTACTTCCCCGGCTCCCCTATCCGCCTCACCGCGACATTCGCTGACACTGACGGCACACTGGTGGACCCGACAACCATCCTGTTCAAGACCCAAGACCCACTAGGGAACAACGCAACATACACCTACGGATCTGACACCATCATGGGCCGCGCTGGTACGGGCTCCTACTTCGTGGACTTCACCCCAGACCAAGGGGGCAGATGGTTCGTTCGTTGGGAGACAACAGGGACCAGCACGACCTTTGCCATAGAGGACAGCATTCTTATCCAGAGAAGCCCGTTCCTCGACGGCAGGGAGCCAGACGCTTATCGGCGTCCTTGGTGAGTTTGATTTAAGCGCATGAACGGAAACGGGTTCTTTGAATCTTTGATTTCCGTTTGATTAAATCTGAGGGTTTCAAACGCATGGCAAGAGGCGGGAAAAGGCAGGGAGCGGGCAGGGCAAAAGGCTCTGAGTCCTATGCAACCAAAATCAAGAAACAAGCGGTCAAAGAGGCAGTGGCTGCGGCACAGGCTGAAGGCGAAACACCCCTGGAATACATGCTGAGGGTGATGCGCGACGTTGGGGCCGAACCCAAGCGCCGGGATGCCATGGCTCTAGGTGCGGCAAGTTTCATTCACCCGCGCTTGTCGAATACGACCGTCAACACGAATGTGAAGCGGAGCGTGGATGAATTTACAACCGACGAACTCTGGGCCGCGCTTCAGCAGGGCAGAGATCGCGAAGGAACTGATCCGGCGGAAAGAGGCGACACAAAGCCTAATTAAATTTACAGAGTTCACCTTCCCCCGGTACCGCACAGCCGCCCACCATCAAATCATCGCTGAACGGCTAGAGCGCGTTATCCGGGGGGAATGCAAGCGGCTCATGCTGCTGCTGCCACCACGGCACGGGAAGTCGGAACTCGCGTCAAAGCGGTTCCCAGCCCTTGCCCTCGGCAAGCGCCCTGAGCTTCAGTTTATCTCTGCGTCTGCAACGTCTGGCCTAGCCGAAGACTTCGGCCGTGAGGTCCGCAACATCATCGCGTCCGGCGAGTATCAGAACCTCTTCCCCAAGACTGAGCTGGCCGAAGACAGCCAAGCTAAGGGCAAGTGGAACACGAAGTCCGGCGGCGTTTATTACGCGGTAGGTGTTGGCGGCGCTGTGATTGGTCGCGGTGCTGATATCTTCTTGATTGACGACCCTTACTCATCGATGGCTGACGCTCAGTCTGAGACCAGCCGCAAGAACGTGTGGGAGTGGTACACCGGCACCGTTTACAACCGCCTTCAGCCTGGCGGGTCAATCGTGCTGATCAACCACAGAATGCACGAAGACGATTTGACCGGCTCGCTCATTGCTCAGATGCAGGCCGGCGGCGACGAATGGGAGATTGTTGAACTTCCGGCGATCTCAGACCAAGGGGAGGCCCTTTGGCCTGAAGCCTACCCCATCGAGGCGCTGAACCAGATCAAGCGCAACACACTGCCCCGTTTCTGGTCTGCGCTCTATCAGCAGCAGCCGAGCCCGGAAGAGGGTGAATACTTCAAGCGGGACTGGTTCCGCTGGTACACGGAGCCGCCGAAGCATCTGAGGAAGTACGGGGCCTCTGACTACGCGGTGACGGCCAACGGCGGTGACTATACAGTTCACGGCATCTGCGGTGTTGACCCGGAAGACAACCTTTACGTCCTCGACATTTGGCGCTCACAGGCCGAATCCCACAAGTGGGTAGAAGCGTTCATTGACATGATCGCGGCGCACAAGCCGATGAACTGGGGAGAGGAACAAGGCCAGATCATCAAGTCTCTGGGGCCGTTCATTGATAAGCGGATGCGGGAGCGCAAGGTTTATGCCCGCCGGACGCAGTTCACGTCAGTTGCTGACAAGGCAACGCGGTGTCGGTCATTCCAGGCCCGCGCGGCGATGGGCAAGGTCTATCTGCCCCAAAACGCGCATTGGGTGGCTGACCTGCTGACTGAAATGACAAACTTCCCGATGGGGAAGCATGACGACCAAGTGGACATGCTGGGTCTGATTGGCCGGATGCTAGACGAGATGGTACCGGGCAAGGTTCCGGGCGTTGCCATCACCACGCAATCACGGTGGGACATGGCGTTCAAAAAGCGGGCGCAAGCCTCGCAAACGGGTAGCTGGAAGGCAAGATGATCAAAGTCGTGAACTGGAAAAAGTCGGCGCGTCGTCAAGGCGGGTGGGCTTGGTGGTGGGTCAAGGGCAAGCGGTTTGAAATGTCAACGAGCCCTCGCCAAGTCAAAGCATCTTGGAACGGCCGGCGCTTTATCGACATCCAAAGCAAGCCGTTCGCAATGCTCGTTGGCCCGGTCCGCTATCGCTACATGAGGGCCTAATGCAGCCACAGGTGACCGCATACGCGCCTCAAGCGCCGGGCAACGACACTCAGGAAGAGGAATTCAACCTCGCCCTGCATGTGTCCCAAGTTGAAGACTGGGAAGAGGCGACAGACACAGCGACCAAACTGTCAGAGCGCGACCGGGACTATTACGACAACAAGCAACTGACCTCGGAAGAGTTGGCGGAGCTAAACCGGCGCGGTCAGCCGGACGTGGTGTTCAACAAGATCCGCTCCAAAATCAACTATCTGTTGGGGCTTGAGATCACGTCGCGCACAGATCCCCGCGCCATGCCGCGTAATCCCAAGGATGAGGAAGCGGCCACGGCTGCAACGGACGCGCTGCGCTACATCGAAGACGAAACCGACCTTGATCAGAAGCTGACGGCGGTTTGGGAAAACGAGCTAATCGAGGGCTACGGCGGCATAGAGCTGACCGTTGACGAACAGACCGGAGATATTGACGTTGTTCACTGGTCTTGGGACCGGCTTTTCTACGACGTTCACAGCCGCAAGCATGACTTTTCAGATGCGACCTATTTGGGCGGCGTCACATGGATGGATGTTGAGCAGGCCAAGGCTCAGTTTCCCGGCATGGATGAGATTATCGACAAGACCTCATCTGAAGACACCGGCAAGACGCTAGACGACAAGCCGAAGTGGAAGCGCTGGACATCCGGCACGCATCGCAAGCGCGTCAAGATTATTCAGATGTACTACAAAAAGGGCGCTGATTGGTATTGGTGCATCTTCACCAAGGGCGGCAAGCTATCCGGCGGCATGGTGCCGTTCAAGGATGCCAAGGGGCAGTCTTGGTGCCCTCTGTTCATGCAGTCGGCCTATGTGGACCGGGAGAACAACCGCTACGGTGAAGCGCGGTCGTATATTTCGCCCCAAGACGAAATTAACAAGCGCCGGTCTAAGTCGCTTCATTTGCTGACCCAACGCCAGACCAAAGGCGAAAAGGGAGCGGTTGACGACGTAGAGGCGATGAAGGGCGAACTTGCCAAGCCGGACGGTCATATTGAAGTCAACCCCGGCTTTGATTTCGAAATCCTTGACACGACGGCGCAGGTACAGGGCAACTTTGAAATGATGCAGCAGGCGATGCTGCACATGGAGACCGAAGGGGCCAACGCGGCTTTGATGGGCAAGCAAGGGGACGCTGCGTCAGGGCGTGCGATCCAGCTTAGTCAGTCCGGCGGCCAGATTGAGATTTCGCCGCTGGTTGACCGCCACACGCATTTGAAGACCCGCGTTTATCGCGGCATCTGGAACCTCATCCGTCAATATAAAACAGACGAGTGGTGGGTCCGCGTCACGGACAACGAGGACAATGTGCGCTTTGTGGGCTTCAACCGGCCCGTGACCATGCGCGAAGAGGCCATGAAGCGGCTGGAAAGCCAAGGCGTCCCGCCTGAGCAGGCTCAGATGATGATTGGCGAGATCGAAATGGACCCCATGCGGGCTCCCATGCTCGAACAGATTGTTAGAATTGAAAACGTGCCGGCTGACATGGACATGGACATTACGATTGAGCATGTCCCCGACGTGGCCAACTCTCAGCAGGAACAGTTCGAGCAGTTGGTGAAGCTCGCGCCCACGGTTGTTTTCCCGCCGGAAATCTACATCAAAGCGTCAAGCCTGCGGAACAAGCGCGAACTGCTGGACGAAATGAAGGGCGCGCAAGAAAACCCTGAAGCGGCCGAATATCAGAAGCGGCGGGCAGAGGCGGAACTAGCCAAGCTCATAGCTGAAACTAGGAAAATTGAGGCTGACACCATCGGGGCACTGGCCAAGGCGGACCAGACGGACGCCCAGACGGGTCAGATCGTCAACCCAACCATTATTGAGCCGGGAGGCGGGCCACAGATGCCGACGCCCCAGCAGAGCCTTCCCCCACCCGGCCAAGCGCCGGGTTTTTGATTCCCCTTTTCGTTTGAGTTCCGCCGCCGGGAGACGGGCGCTTCACTAACCATCCGCCGCCGGGATTACGGGCGCTAGGAGAGAACCTTATGTCGGAGCCTCAAGACCTCGCTACCCTACTCGACAACGCGCAAAGCCCGCCGTCTCAGCCTATCGAGACCAAGGCCGAAGCATCGCCGGCACCTGAAGCCGTCGAAGTCAACGCGCAAACGGGCGAAAAACAAGACGCGGCGCCGCCGGCTGAGTCAATCGAAGGGGAAGACGGGTCTGGCCGGGTGCCGATTAAGGTTGTCCATGAGGAACGCCGTAAGCGTCAAGAACTGGAACGGCAGCTTGCCGAACTGACCAAGCAACGCACTGCGCCGCCTGCACAGCAACAGGCCCAGCCGCAAGCCCAGCACCCACAGGCCCCCATGCCTGACCTCCCTGAGAGGCCAGATCCATGGATTGACCCTGAAGGCGCGATGGCTTGGGACCGGGCCGCGATGCAACAGCAGATTCAGACGCAGGTATTCGAGACCCGCACGGTTCTCAGCCGCGAAATGATGATGTCGTCCAAGCCTGACTTTCAGGAAGTGGAAGCCATCTTCATTGAAGCCGCCCGCCGTGCCCCGCATCTTGTCGAAGCCCTCAAAGCCCATCCCATGCCGGCGAAGTACGCCTATGAGACGGGTCTTAAAATCAAGGCTTGGAATGAGATCGGTGACGATCCCGCCGCTTATAAACAGCGGGTTCGTGAGGAACTTGAAGCCGAGCGCGGTCAACAGCAAGCCGCTCCGTCCCAGCCACAGACGCCCAAGGGTTCAACCCCCAAATCGCTGGCAGCGACTCCCTCAGCCCAACCCCGTGATCAGCACGGGCGGTTTCAGGGGCCTGCCTCTCTCGAATCCATCCTTGGAGGCTAATTAAATGGCTGAGACTTCAATCCCCTCTGGTTTGACAGTTCAACAGTGGGACGAACGGTACTTCACGCAGTACCTGAACAACAACTGGTTCAAGAACATGATGGGCACGGGCTCATCGAAAATGATCCAGGTGAAGGAAGACCTGACGAAAAAGCCCGGCGATGCCGTGACCTTCACGCTGGTCAACCGTCTCACCGGCACGGCGAAAGACTCGACTCAGGATCTGGAAGGCGCGGAAGAGGAAGTTGACC